GGTGTGTAATAATCCCACGAGGCCCAGCACAGCCACCAGCCATTGCCGTAATCATACATGCCATGTTCAAGATTGCGAAACCCGTCCGTCAGTGGATCGAACGATCCGAATCCATCTGAATATGTACTGCCTTCCTGGCGGACTGCAGCATATGATGTGCCGACTGCTGTATAATTGATAAGCTGCAATTCATCTGTTGGAGATGGATAGGTATCAAGCAGCAAGAAACTAACTTCAACTGTGTTTCCAAACTTGACCAGCATCATCGCATATTCGCGATCCGCATACGCTGGCTCATAAGTTTGATCAGCCCGATAATAGCTTAACGGATGACGAACAATATAGTTTGGAAAAAATGTTTCTGTATCTTGAACCGTAAGAAGTTTACATCCCGTCATCTCTCCAAAAATTGAAGTTGTCTGATCGTAGGTCCAGACCTGATTGTAATAGACTGCATTGCCAAGATATTGACCAATCGTTCGCGCTGCCTTCTCCGGGCGGATACGAATGCCTTTGGTCTTTGTGCTTAAATTCTCATCGTACTCATAGTTCAGAAGGGCTCTGTGTCTTCCATCTGCATTGTAGACATATCTGTAATCGCGAGCATAATCAGGAACAGTTGCCCCGTAATCTCCTGTATTTGCTGCGCAGGCAAACCATCCCCATACATAGACGCCCTGTGTTCCAGTTCCGACAAACTTGAAAGGCTCAATAAGGCTTCCATTGTTCAAGCGAACAGTCATATATGCTGGATTAGAATCTGATGTAAAATCGATGTAATACCGCCGCCAGTTGTCCCCTAGATCTTCATCCCAGATCTGGTTTATTACAAGTGATGCACCGTTGATATTATAGGTGTCGAGTGCTGCATCTCCATTGAACAGTTCTACGCGGTAATCAATGACGCTTACGTCCGCTGCTCCTTCCCAGAGCGTATCGCCAGACCAGTCATTAGGGGTTCCAACAACGATACCAAGATTGACTTCATCGAACTCGCCAGCCTTCATACATATGGAGTATATCTTCCTTCTTACGCCAATATCAGGAAACCCATAATCTCTAAAAATAACATAATGATGTGCAAGCGTCGTATTATCTGAAATCTTATCGGCTGTCATTTCTCCATTCGGGGCCGCTATGACATCTTCTGTCAATGTAACTTGTTGGTGCGTAAAGGCTGGCGTACCAACACCATTTTGAACATGCAAAACAAGTTCCTCAGAATACGGCATCAGGTTATGATAGTTATAGCGCCAATATCCGCCCGGCCTGCGGAACGTACGCGGAAAAACAGCATCGCTTGGTCCAAAGCTGTCCACCCTCCAGTACGGAAGCAAAACCGCATCAGGGCCTTGCGGGCGTCCCCACTCGTCAAGCTGGCCTTGCGATACTAAGTTGTTGGCTGGCGTCACGGTGTCGGAGATGCGCGCGGACTGATCTGTAAATCCAAGCGCAATGTACCCACTGGCACCAACACCGACATACTGACCAAGCCATGACGCTACCTCGACGGACTGACCATAGTCAGAACGGTTGACGGCCATGTAGACCGCATCCTCGGAGTCTTCAGGAAGAACCGCTACACTCTCGACAATCCCGTCCGTGATAAACCGTGACCATCCCTGGATGCGGTTTTCCTTGTCCTCGATGTCATAAATCAGAATGGCGCACTGACCATCATCGCGCACGCACCAGACGTAGGTCTCCGGTTCGCGCTGAATGGCCATCTCGACAACGCCGTCGCCGCAGATGTTCTCATTCAGTTCGCACAGATCCGCAGAGCGGTAATCGTTGTCCTCGAACGAATATCCGACCGCAATCACCCGCAGGCCGGAGCGATGGGTGAACATCCCCCGGCTATCCAGCCGCGTCGGCTGCACGTCGGCGCTGCCAAAGGTAGAAGCATCCTTCAGCGTGACGCCACCCGGCGTCAGAAAGCCATCGACATCGGAGGCCCGCATCGAGACTTCCGAGCCAGCCGTGCCGATGATCATGCGCTGCAGGGGCAGGAACCATGCGATCCTGCTGACCTGACCGCCTGTAGCGATCTGTCTCTGGATCGTTGAAGAATCCGTGGTTTCCAGATCATCGTAGGAATAGTAGGCATCCGAGGCCGAGCCCCAGACGTTATCGAGACCGCCCCACCAGAGCCGTCCATCATAGAGACTGACGGCAGACGGCCAGCCATTGTAGGCCGACCAAGATCCTATTTCCCACGACTTGGTGCCCGTGGTCGCGTTGAAATTCTCCAAGACCTCAACGCTGACACTGGTTGCAGAGTTGACCGCCGTGATACGTCCCACACCGTACCCGCTTGCGCCCTCGTACTGGACAGAGACCGTGGCCGATCCGCTGGTGTAGGCGCCCGCAATAAAGCCGATCCGGGTATAGCTGATGACGTTGTTATCCTCGGCCTCACCGGCATGGGTCACAGAGAGATTTCCGGTAATCGTCGTGGTGCTGCTTCCGTCATCGCGATTGTAGTCGAGGAAATCGCCATCCTCGCCGGTCAGGGAGCGCTGCACGCGCAAGGTGCCAGACCACGTTCCAGTGATCTGATAACTGAACTGGCGATCATTGAAATCCGTACCCTTGACGCCACGAATGGCGAACACATCGGTATAGGTGTCATCGCCAGCCAGAACCCACGAGGCATCGAGACGATCGTGATAAAGCCGGATCAAAGAGCCGACCATGGTGGATTCGAAGACGGGCTTATCAGATGTGATCGTTGTATTGCCGAACGTGCTGCCCGGCGTCAGGCTCGCACCTTCGACCGGGGTGCCCTGGAATGGGCCATCATCGGCTTGGTAATAAACGACCGACCACGACTTGGGCGACCGGCGCTCGATCTTCAATTGCTGGAGATTGCGGTTGGCCAGGAAGATGATATCCGCCGATTGATCGTAGCGGAACGAGCGCAGTTGCGATGTCGTCCACGGGGCCGGGACACTCATCACGCCAGCCGTTTCAACCTCGATGCTATCGACGGCGCACAGCCTTGGATTGCGCGTTATAAACCGCACATAGAAGTTCGAGTTTGGCGTAAAGGCGATTGAATGCCATCCGGCATCCAGCGACGTTTCAGAAATGTAGTCCTGTCCGCCAGACGTAGATCCGCAACGAAACAGGACCGGACCTGTCAGAACGATGATCCGCAAAGCATGCTGGGTGCCATAGCTCGTCGTTGACACAAGGCGTTCGCAATAGGCTTCAGATCCACGGGCATTGGCGTGCATCTGCAGAACGCCGCTGCCGATCGTGGACGAGGCGCCGCTTGATGCACTCAGGGTCCAGCCAGATGATGATGTGAAGTTGGCAGGCGACGTTGCAATCGAGCAATTGACGGATGGACGGGTTACGATCTCGTCATCGATCCAAACCCGCAGCAGACCGCTGGTTAACTCCAGAAGCGCCACGTCATCAATCGACCGCACGAACGGGATCAGGCGGGCTTGGTTGTTTCCAGACGTGGCCCCAAGATACTTGAGACCGGGACGTGCCTGCCCATACCCGATCGCATGCGGAAATAGATTCTCCTGCGTTTCCGCAGCCAAGGGCGTAATCTCAAGATCCACGCGCGCTAGGCCCGCGTCTGAGAACTCGCCAACGTGGAAATGGGCAATGTGGGCATTTTGTTTAGGCACGCCTTATCTCCACCATGGCCTGCCGGTATAGGTGCGCGATCCAAGGCGCGATTGAACCAGACGACCAGGGGGGGGCCGCATCGCCGGTTGATTTAACGCATCCTTGGATCGCGCGTCTTTCATGGCCCGGTTGCGTAGCTCGCCAAGCTGCCCAAGCTGCTCTGCGGGCATGGCCGTCAAATGCGGGGCTACGCGCCACGCCAATTCGTATTGGACGAACAGTTCATAGGTGGAAGGCCACTTGGATGTGTCGCCGCCATAGGACGCATCATCCGAGATGTAGGACACGTAGAGCGGGTTGACATCGGCCAGCCAATAGGCGCCCTCATCCACGTACTGCTCCAGCGTCGGGTCCATGTACTCATTGGAGCCGATCGCATTGAGACGACAGAAATCGGTTGGCTTTTCGAAGGCGTAGACCCATCCGAACTCTGGCTCGACCTCGGTTGAGGCTTCCAGAAGGACGGCCCGCAGGGCAAAGTTCCACAATCCCTGCTCCAAGCACCACGACTTCACTTCCTCATAAACGTCATCGAGGATGTAGCGCTCTTCCACATCATCACTGACCGTGCTCAAGCGCCGGTTCTTGATGATCCTCAAAGCACCGTTGTAGAGCGAAAGCTGGGATGCAGCCATGCGGGCCTCCTATCAGGCGACTTCTTTCTCGGCGGCGGGAACTTTCGGCATGAGAAGTCCAGCCGACTTGAGATATTCGTTCATGGCCTTGATCGCGGCAGCTTCGGTCTTGTGGCCGCGCGAAACCTCGCCGCCCTCCAGACCGATCACACGCCACTTGCAGGCCGGTAGAAATTCCACGCGCACGACCGGACGCCCATCGGTATCGAGCGGGACGAGGGTCGGCGTTGACTTTTCAGCGATCTCGTCAAGCTCGGCCATGGCGGCGGCGCCGCACTTGCCGTTGACGTGGGGGCGCTGGACCATATGCACGCCGCCGACTTCGACGGTACGCACGGTCAGATCGATATCGAACGAACCGTTTTCAGCGATGCAGCGCACGGTGTCGTACTTCTGCAGCCGTCCGGTTGAGAAGTGAGCCCATGAGATGGGTTTGAACAGATCCTCAATTCCCATGTTGGGCGGGATCTCGACCACATAGCGCGTGAACACGTAATCCGCCGTCTCGTTCATGGACTTGGCGGGAATGTATTTGATGGCCATTGTCTACCTCTTGAGAAAAGAAAAGAGGCGAGGCCCGTAAAGGCCCCGCCCCGGTTTGCACGCAGTACGCGCAGTCTATTCCACGGCCATTAGGTCGTGGCCAGGACCGAGATCAGCGTAGCGCCAGCGTCAGACGTGATGGCGTTGATAACGCCCCACGACCCCAGCGTGCTGTTCGTGTCCCAGATCGCAACGAAATCGCCTTCCTGCATACCAAGGGCATCGCCATTGGAGAAGTAGGACGAACCGGCAACCGTAGCGATGGGATCGGTCGATTTATACGACCAGATGCCAGGGCCATTGCCACCGAACCGCTGCGAAATAAGCTGCGGAGGATTAGTCGAAGAATAAGCCATGTTGACCTCCTATCAGCTTGCGACGTATGCAGAGCCGTCGTGGACCATCTTGACCACGCCGGTATTCTGCAACATGACGGCGCCATGATAGAGCGAAGCGTTGGTCCAAGAGACCTGCTGCTTGCGCTCATAACCAGCATCGACCATCATTTCCGCGACGTTTGCGGCATGGCCGATCGAGTCCATATGCCACATATAGCAGGACTCAGACGACGTACCGACGCCGGTCAGATTGGGATGCGTCATCCAGTTGACGCCAGCCCAGCGCTTGACACGGCGCGGCGGGCCGGTCATCGGCTTGACCTCGACATAATCGGCAGAGGCATACTCCTTGACCTGCAGGAGATAGCCGTCGAAAGCGGGCGTGATCGCAGCGAAGAGCTTGTCTTCCTGCGTCAGATCCACTTCGTTGTTGCCGAGAATGACCTTGGCCTTGACGACGAGATCGAGCGATGCCGTCACAGCCGTACCCGTGGTCTGGGTGGCGGTGTCCAGAATGTCGATAATCGTCTGGTCAATGTCGCGATGCAGAACCGCCTGCGAAGCCGACATCATAATGCGCTTCTGATCGCCTTGATTCGCAAAAATATCGAATCCAGTCATTTCAAAAGGCGCATGACGCTCTACGAGCGTGGCGGTGTACTGCGTGTTGCTCGTGGTCTTGTAGGGGATCTGGCCGTTCGATCCGCGAGTCACCGCAGCCGCACCACCAGAACCAGCGACCAAGAACGTCGCCTGATTGCCTTTAATCAGGGTTTCGCGCACAGTACCGACTTTCAGCAGACTGTAATTCTGCTCAAATGAGGCGATGTATTCCTCGCGGTATTGTACGACTGGCACAACAGGATTTCCCATTGTTTTCAAGCCTTTCGCTTTTTAGATTGAGGATTTGGGTTAAGCCTCTTCACCCGGTTGTCCGCTGGATGCACGCTTGCCTCGGGTTGCCCGCTGGGAGGCGGGGCCGCGCTTGTCATGCGAATGCGGGGCGGTTGATTGTGGCGGTCCTGTCCGATTGACCAGTGTTCGGGGCCGTTCATCACCACGTTTCCCAACGAGGCAATTTACTTGGGTTGTCCGCTTGGCCTGAGAGCAGGGGATGGGGCTCAGAGTTGTCTAGAAAGAAGTCTAGAAAGAAGTCTAGAGAAGTCTAAGCCCACACCGCCGATCTCAGGGATCGTAGTAACGCGGGCCTGAATTGTTCTTGCCCATCTGACGTTCGAGAATGGCGGAATACTTCTTGTCCCACCCTTCCCGATAATACTTGTCGATGTCGGTCTTCATAATCTGCTTGATCTCATCAAGCTGAGTCTGGGCCGTGGCCTTGCCATCGCCCGTCTCCATGCCAGCCGGGCCATAGTAATCAAGGCCCATCTGCACGATGAAGTCCGCGACCGCCGCGTTGTTGATCACGGCATTGCCGTTCTCATCGCGCGCCGTCATCAGCGCCTGCACCACATCACGCGGCAACGGCGAGTTGTCGGATTGCTCCAGCACACGCTTGTAGACCGCGAGATTGGGGCGGAACTGATCGCCATACTTGGCCCTCAGAGCGTCCTCGTTCTCGGCAATGAAGGCGCGATCGGCTTGCTGCCGGGCGACCTGCGTCTCACTGACCAGCTTTCCGTAAGCGCTGAGTGCAGCATCGACCTGGGCCTGCGTAGCATTGGCGCCGTGCATGGCCTCGAACAGCGTGTTGAGCAGAGGCTGATCGGATTCGCTCCACTCCAGGCCATCAAGCTCGGTTGGCTTGTAGCCGTCCGCTGCGTCCGGAATGCCGTTGGCAGCACGCCACTCGGCAACCTGTTCCTCAGTCGCGTTCTCATCGAGGCCCTTCTTATACTCGCCGGACGAGATCTTCTGTTCGGCGGCCAACCACGACTGGAAGATCTTGGAGGGATCGGTAAACCGCTCCAAGCGCTTCAGCAGCTTTTCATCACCATTCGAGAGCTTGGCCCGCCAATCGCTTGGCCAGTCTGCCGGAACGCTCCGCTCTTCGCCCTCCCCCAAAAGAGAAGACCCGCTTTCGCGGGCCTCTGGCTGGGTGTCTTCTCGATCTGCCCCAAGGGTGGGGGCTTCTGTTTCTGCTGCCTCTCGCGGAGCAGGATCTGCGCCCGTTTCCGGGGTTTTCAGATCGACATCTTCGCTCATCGTTTGCCTCTCGGTTGTTCCTTGATGATCGTGTCGAGGATCAAGGGATGATTGAGCTTCATCAACTGAAGCCCGACATAGCGCTTGCCCTCGGCAAACGCCGTCTCACGCTCGGCATCAGATCCACCTGGGCGAAACGAGAGATCGGTATAGTCCCCCGTTCCGGTCAGATATTGCAGATACCGCCACACAGTCTGTTGCTGGCCCTCGTTGGCTTTGCCAGCGACGAATGACCGGAAGGCCATCACAATGTTCTCGTCCCAATCGGCGGGCTCGTAGGGATGCCGCTTGGGCCTCCATTCAATGCTCATGCTGCTGCCGTCTTTCTAGGGGGCGGGAGAGCGGGTTGCGCGCCCGGTCCTGAGACCTGCGGCGGCAACATGGCTTGGCCGACCTTCTGGCTGGCGTCTGCTGCCATTCCTGCCGTTTCGGACATGCCCTGGACCTGCTGCATCATCTGCGCCATCTGCTGCTGCTGGGCCTTGGCCTCTTCTTCCTGCTCGATTTCCTCGTCATCCTTGAACCAATCCGAGGGAGCCGCGAGCCCCTGGATTGCGTCTTTCAGGGCCGAATCCAGTTTGATCGGGATGTTATCGACGCCCATCTGCATCGAGGCCCCGATAAGCTGCAGGGTTTCCTGATACTGCGAGACGGCCAGACGCTTGTGGCTATCCTGAATCGGGCTTTCGAACTGCCATGTGACCTCGGCCCCACGCAGATCTTCCGGCACTTCCTCGCTCGGGAACGCGCCCATGTTGCGCAGAAGGGCGAAACTCTTGTCGAGAATACGCGAGTTGTACTCGACCTCGATCGGCTCAAACAGAGGAAGCAAGTTGCGGATGAACTCTTGCTGGCGAATGCCGACCTCGCGGGCCGTCATCTGATCTGAACCCTGGACGGGCGGAAGCTGGAGCTTGTCGATGAACCATGCCTTGCTCAACATCTCGCGCATATCCTGGCGCATCGAGAAGGCGACGGTCATATTGTTTTCGATCGTGATCGGCTGGACCGCCTCGCGGAGCTTTCCATCGAAGCTGAAGTCCGCCCATGTGATGGCGCCCGCTGCCAGATTGACCTCGCGCACGGCTTCCTCGACGGCGACCACAGGCGGATCGACGCTCTTTTCACCGGCCTCAAGGATTATCCTCGTCATTTGCTGCATCATGCGAGCATCCGGCAACGCGATGCAGGTTGTCGGGGAATAGGCGTATTGGAATCCGCTAACGGTATGCCAGCGCGGCACGATATACGGAAAGTCCGGCATTGGGTCTTCGCGCAGGGTCTTGCAGTTGTCGGCGTCGATATAGATCACGACAAACTTGGCCTTGCGGCGGCCCATCTTGTCGCGCCCCTTGCCGATCATGTCGTATTCGTCGGCGGGCATGACGACGCAGCGGACGTTAAATTCCTTGCCGGGATCGCGCTTTGCGGCTTGGCGCACGGTCGGATGGACGTTTGAATCGCCAAACCGCCCGATCATCTTGCGCGCCGTCATCTTGTCCTTGCGGTGGAGATGATCGACATCGCCCATGTAGTTCTCCAGCCATGCGCAATCGCGTAGGTGGAAGGTGCGATAGAACAGATGATCGCGTGTTACGGCTTCCTCGACGGAGATCACCGCCTGACCGAACGTCACAAAATCGTGGTCCGCTTCTTTCGTGGCCCGCACGAATTTGGTGCGGGTGTCGTACATCAAATACTTCATCTTTTGCACGACATATTCGAGATACATCGCGTTATCGACTTCCGTATCGCGGTCGTCATTGAGGGTGGTTGTTCTGAACCACTGGCGATCGCGGGGCCGCAGCATGCTAGAGATTGAGTTGCCCAGTTCGCGCCGGAGCAGAGCGGGAAAGCTGTCCATGAGATGATCGGCAAAGTCCTCACCGATCACATATTCTGATGTGAAATCGCTTCTTTCGACATAGAAATGCTCTGCGACTTCTTGCCAAAGCGTCAGCATAGGCTCGCGCTTTGTGAACAAGCGATTGCCCAAGTCTACCAGTTCTTTTGCTCGTGCATCGCTTGCCATGCGTTCTAACCTCCTAGCATTCCATAGAACCCGCCAGCAGTATTGCGCTGCCTGCGTTGCTGTTCTTCTGGAGAGATGCCCTCCTGCTGGGGCGAAACGTCGCCACCAAGAGCAGATTGAATTTTTGGTTGATTGCCAAAAAAATGATCAATAAAGATAGACGCAGATCTTTGTTTTTGTGTTTCTCCGGGTTTAAGCGGTGAAAAGGCTCTTATGAGAGCTGCGCCAGATCTGTTTTTTGGTGTCATTCCACCCATGACTAACCTCCCAATCCGCCAAGGAACTTATTGACGCGATCACTCTCAGCGACAAACCGATCCCACTTCTTGCCGCTGGCGCCGCGCTCTTCACCAAACTGGCGGATTGCACCCCCCAGCATCATCGGGAAGGCACCAAAGCCCATCGCCATCGCGCGCTTCTTGTCACCAGACTGGGCTGCTTGGCCAAACTGGTCCTTCATCTTCATGGCGTTGTTCTTCAGCGCATCGCTGAACGCCAGCGTGTTTTTGCCACCCATGACTAACCTCCCAAGATCCGAGGGACGCCTGCGGCCTTGTTGTAAAGCACCGTTGATATGCGCCCTTGCTCTCTCTGTCTTTTTCTCTCTTTTTCAAGTTCATCTTTTTGAAGGGCGAGCATGTTGTCGCCTGGGATGCGTTGCGGATCAGGCTTGGGAATCTCGATTTTTTGAGCTTTCGGTTTCTTGAACGGGTTTGCCATCAGCGGCGTCCTTTCTTGAGTTTGGAATAGCCAACATTGCTGTACCGTGGACGCTCGCCGGATGCCTTCGATTGCAGCCTGCGAACAACGCCCTCTTGCGCACTCCAACACATGACCGTGGCATCCCCCTTTCCAGGAGAACGGCCAATGCGGTCCTTAATCTTGATCTTTTCTTCCAGCTTGATCCCGCGCGCTGTCGGTGTGAACGTGGGCGCCGTCAGGTCTGAGCGCAGCTCCGCATCGGGAGGCAGAGCAATCGGGCTTCCACCCTCCTGATCAGGGTCCAGCGCCTCGCGGAATTTCCACCATGCCTCGGCCCGGCGATTGAAGAACCCGAGCGTGCGGTCCTTTGTCTTCTGGCCGGTTGCGTTGGCTCCGTTGAAGGGCAGATGTGCGATCATGTTGTCGCGCAAACGCATGCACACCGATCCGCCATAGCCGCCGCCGACATCCACGATGACCGGAGCATTCGACCGGCGATGCTTGATGATGCGGCCTGCCGTCGTGGACCCATCCGCCGTTTGCTCGCCCTGCGTTGTGATCGGCTGGCCGAACCATGGGCCATGCCGGTAGACGATTTCTTCTGCGTCGGCGCCGCCGCCCGCAGGATCGACCGCCATGGCCGTCATCTCGAAGTCTTTCCAGCCGTCCGATGTCCAGCGGTTTTGCGCCTCGATCACCCACTGTGTCGGGATGACCTGAAACTCCGCATCGGAGCGCGAAGCCATGAAGTTGCCGTCGCGCACTGCAGACCGGATCGGCTCGGGCAGAGCATCCAATTCTGCCTGATAGTTGGTCCTGATCAGGTACGGGTTATCCGACAAGGCCGCCGGTATGAACGTGCGGCTCTTGGCGTAGAGCGTCTGGCCATCGCGCTGCACGGGATGGCGACCATGCTCGTCGCTGCCGAGATCCCGTTCCTCGATCTCGATATCCATAATGCGCTTTGGGTCAGCCGGGTCCGGCACCGACACATACCAGCGCAGTTCCCCGTGCTTGGCCGGGTTGTGGTGGGTCAGGTCCAGCCAGGGCCGGAACATGCCGATGATCCAGTCGCCGTCCGCATCCACCGGAGGGTTGGTGCCCAGCACCGCGCGGGTTCGCCCGCCAGAGGCATCACGTAACCAGCCCAGGTGAAACCGGATCTGAATCTCAAGAAACTGGCACGCCTCATCAAAATACTTGTAGCTGAACGGGTTGCCCTGCCAGGACTGCTCGTCGCCCAGCAATTGGTTGGCCGCAAACTGGATCAGGCGCCCGTCATCGGTGCGCAGGCTTGGCGGCGGCGAACCTGAGAACCCCTTGCGGCTTCCGTTGATTTGCAGCGCGCGATCGGTAAGGCCCGTGAGTTCTGTATAGCGGCGGCGCATGACCAGCGATCGGGTGAACTGTGTGAACGCCAGACCAAGGCCCAGATCCGATTTTCCACCACCGCCCTGTCCGCCATAGAGCAGTACGTCGGCAAGGGAGAGGAAGGCTTCTAGCTGCGGGCCTGGGTTTGGAATCCACTTTTTTCCTTCCGCATGTTTGTTGGCACGATCGAGGATTTCCTGGCGCTTGACATCGGGCAGAGCATCAAGCTGGGCCTGGATCTCAGTCAGAAGACTCATCGCTTCTCGCCTTTGCCTTGGCGACCGCCGTGCCGAGCAGGAACGCTACGCGCCGGGCAGATTCGAGCGAGTCGTTTGTTTCGGTCTGGATCGGCCCGCCGTCCGCGCCGGTATGCTCGGTCGTCACCTTGTC